AGCGTTTTTTTAGGTCGGAAGGCTACCCCCCATGTCTTTCCTTCCTTTATCTCCCCAACACGGTCGGAACCAGTCCAGGACAGTCCGTTTATCGTCCGACCAGAACCAGATAACAACTAATGGCTGCCAAAACGATCAAATCTATACGAGGGAAAACGCTTCCGAGGGTTCACACTCCCCTCCTAAAGGGCAAGACCCGTGGCGATGAGGTAATTGAGTTCGCTAAACGCCTGGGTCAACCCCTAATGCCATGGCAGGAACTCATTGTTAAAGACTTTTTCGCCATAGACGGTAAATCCAAGTTTATTAGGCGTACTGGGTTGCTTTTGGTCGCCAGACAAAGCGGAAAGTCACATCTTGGTCGAGTTATGTGCCTAGCCCACCTTTTCCTCTTTAAAAGTCCGAGAGTGTTGATCGCTTCATCTAATCGAGCCATGGCACTGGTCTCGTTCCGCGAAATGTGCTACTTGATCGAAGGACACGACTTCCTCAACTGCCAGATTAAAGCGATCCGATATGCCAACGGCACTGAGTCGATCGAGCTGCTGCCAGAGTTTGGCGGCGGTCGTTTAGATGTGGTCGCTGCGACTAGGGACGGCAGCCGCGGCAGAACAAGTCATTTCACCTGGGGGGATGAGCTGCGTGAATGGTCGGATGAGGCGTTCACTGCGATCACTCCTACAACTAGAGCCACGGACGGTCAAACATTCTGGACTAGTAACGCTGGCGATGCGTTTAGCACTCCACTGAATGAACTTAAAACCCGCGCGATGGAGAAGCCTCCCAAGACTTTCGGTTACTACGAGTACAGCGCGCCGACATTCCTAAAGATCGATCTTAAATCGCTAGCCTTCTGGGAAGGTGTAGCACATGCCAACCCAGCCCTTGGAATAACGGTTAGCAAGGAGGCAATTTCCGAGAGCATCTCGACATCGAGCCACGAAAGCATTATGACAGAACTTCTCTGCTTGTGGGTTTCCTCATTACAGTCACCTTTTCCACCAGGTAGCATCGAGGACTGCTCAGATAGTACATTAGAGATGAGTCCTGGCGCTTACACGGTGTTTGGATTCGATGTTAGCCCTAGCAAGCGAAACGCGAGCCTTTGCGCGGGTCAAATACTCCCTGACGGTCGGATCGGTGTCGGAATCATCCAGACATGGGAATCTCAAGTAGCTGTGAACGATCTCGAAATCGCCGCGACGATAAAGGGATGGGTCGATCTCTACAGACCCAAACAAATTATGTTTGATCGCTACGCAACCCAAACTATTGCGGATCGACTAACCCAAGCGGGCTGTATTGTGGAGGACTGCTCAGGTCAGCAGTTCTACCAGGCGTGTGGCGATCTATTAGATGCCGTAGTTAATCAGCGAATGGTTCACAATGGACAACGCGCCATCATTGAGCAGTTTGAGAATGTAGCTGCAAAGGTTAACGATTCAGCCTGGCGTATCATCAAGCGTAAATCCGCTGGCGATATTAGTGCGCCGATTTCGATAGCGATGATAGTTAGCAAACTGAACAAACCACAACAGGTAGCGGCTATCTACGCAGAATGACCTACATCTAGTGTATAATTGCGGGCTATGGGTCTATTCGATCGTAAGCCACGCGTTCTAGAAGCGCAAGCAAATCCTCAAATAATGGGTGATGCGTTCTACGCATCGAATTACTATTACAGCCCATCAGTTACCCGCCAAGCCGCTATGAGCGTTCCAACGGTCAAGCGCTGCCGCGATCTATTATGCACTGTCGGAACTATTCCACTTGAGTATAAAAAAGCATCAACTGGCGAGGAAATCGCCGCCCCTCGATGGGTTAAACAACTTTCGAAGCATCAGCCACAATTCGTAACTCTCAGCTATTGCGTTGACTCATTACTCTTTTTCGGGCAATGCTTTCTCGAAATTACCGAGACTTACCAGGAGGACAACCGCCCTGCCGTTATGGAGTGGGTAGCCAACACTCGCGTAACCACAGAAGTTGATCCATACGGTCAATTCGTAACTCAATACCTAGTTGATGGCAAGCCTCGCCCTATGTCGGGTCTTGGCTCACTTATCACGATCCAAAGTTTTAATGAAGGCATCTTGACTACAGGTGCGCGCACTATTCAAGCCGCGATCGATGTAGAACGCGCCGCCGCTATTGCAGCCGCTTCTCCAATGCCTACGGGTTATATTCGGAACTCTGGCGCGGATCTCCCACCTCAAGAAGTCCAGGGATTACTAGCTGCTTGGAAGCAAGCAAGACTAAATCGCTCAACCGCGTATCTGACTTCTACTCTCGAATACTCACCAGTATCTTTTTCACCTAAAGACATGTTGTACACGGAAGCCATCCAGAACTTGGCGACGGAAATCAGCCGCTTGTGCGGAATCCCTGCCTACTATGTTTCCGCAGACCAAAATACATCGATGACCTATGCAAACATCCTAGATGAGCGCAAGCAACTCGTTGCCCTAGCGTTCCAGCCGTTCATATCCGCGATCGAACAGCGACTAAGCATGGATGATATCTCGACGGCTGGGCACTATGTAAAGTTTGACCTCGACTCTTCATTCCTTCGCGTAGAACCAATGGAGCGTTTATTAGTTCTAGAAAAGATGCTTTCGCTTGGCTTGATTACAACTGAGCAAGCGATGGAAATGGAAGATCTAACACCTAACGGAAGTGATGACTAATGGAGACCTTATACATCGAAGCAACATCGATCGAGTGCAGCGAGGAACGCCGCGAAATCTCAGGAAAGATCGTTCCTATGGGCACTGGCGAAATCGGTAACACTAATCTTGGCGCGTACACATTCGCAGCGGGATCCATCGAAATTGCAGATCCATCTAAAATTAAATTGTTATCTCAACATGATATGAAAAAGCCTGTTGGTCGTATGGTTGCATCCGAGGTACGCGAGGATGGCATCTACGCCACCTTTAAACTCTCACGCAGCCAGGCTGGTACAGATGCCCTAATCATGGCAAGTGAAAACTTGGTTTCAGGCTTGAGCATTGGTGCAGAGATCATCTCATCAAAGCCATCACGCAATGGTCACACAGTCGTTACGGCTGCAAAGTTAAAAGAAGTTTCCCTAGTTACTGAACCAGCCTTCAAGTCTGCTGAAGTTCTAGAGATCGCAGCGGAAGCGGCACCAGCCGAAGCCGTAGAACCAACCCTACCTACAGAAAGCGAGACTGAAGTGGAAAACACACCTACAGTTGAAGCAACACCAGTAGAGGCTGCGGCTGTAGAAGCCGCTGCACCTACAATTAAGGCGATGGCGTACACAGCGCCACGCATCGATACAAACCCAGCAGTTTTCCTAGAAAACTCAATTCGCGCACAGCTAGGAGACGAGTCAGCTCGTCAATACCTCGCAGCAGCATCAGATACAACAACAACTGAAGTAGCGGGTCTTGTACCAACACGCCAGTTGACAGAGATCATCAACAACAAGTCAACAGCGGGTCGTCCGAGCATTGATGCGATTTCGACAGGGACGCTTCCTGACGCTGGCTTCAAGTTCCAGATCCCGCGCGTAAAAGCGGTTCCTACTGTTGCAGCAGCGGCAGAAAAAGGCGCGTTCTCAGACACTCAGGTTGAGATCGAATACCTAGATGTGACAGTTGCCAAGTATGCGGGAATGCAATTATTCGATGTTGAGGTTCTTGACAGAACTTCTCCTGCGTTCTTTGCTGAACTGCAAAGCCTCATGGCTGATGCTTACGCGAAGGCAACAAATGTCGCGGTTCGCACTGCGATCCAGACTGGCGCAACAGCAGACGGAACAACAATTACACTTCCTTGGGATGGCGCTGAAATGGCTGGCTTCATTGCTCGCGCATCAGATTCTATCTACACAAACACACTTCGCTTTGCAACAGGCGTAATTGTTTCACCTACACAATGGTCAAATATCATGGGAATGGTCGATTCTTCAAACCGTCCTCTATTCATCGCATCACAGCCACAAAACGCAGCGGGTAATGTTTCACAGAGCCTTCGCGGATCGTTGCTAGGACTCGATCTCTATGTTGATTACTCACTAACTGGCGTAGCAGATGGATCTATCGTAGTTGTTAACCGTGAATCATTCACATGGTACGAATCTCCACGCCTACAACTTCGTGCAGACAAGGTCGGCACAGGTCAGGTTGAAGTTGGATACTACGGATACGGCGCTATCGCTACTAAGGTTCCATCAGCGGGCGGCGCGTTCAAGTTCAACAACGCAGCCTAATAAAGTAACAAACTAAGTCGCTGGCGGGGTAGTGCCCTTCTACCCCGCCAGTCTTTAGAAAGGAGATCAAAATGTCGTTCACGACCGTAGCAGAATTACGCACCGCGCTTGGAGTGGGTACCCTGTATCCAGATGCCACGCTTCAGTCCGTATGTGATGCCGCTGATAACGCGTTGATTCCTTTTCTATGGAAAAACGAACAGCCTATTGTTGCTCATGGCAACACTGGCACAGTTGGAACTCTTTACTTTAACACTCCTATTGAAGATGTATTTTATGTCGGACAGTCAGTAACAATTAGCAACGCTGGAACAAAATACAACGGTACTAAAACAATTACTGCGGTTGATAAATACTCTTTTGATGTTACGACAACTCACACATCTGATAATCCTCGCCACACTATCGCGCCTTATGGAACTGCCGCAGCCGAGACTTATATTGACTACTCAACGATTCCTGCGATCCAGGAAGCAAGCCTAATGATCGCTATCTCGATCTGGGGCAGCCGCCAGTCAAACTCTGGCTCAGCAATGGCACCTGATGGAACTATGACTCAGATGTACGCGATGTCTAATCAACTCATCGGCAGAATCCGTGGCTTGCTGGCACCTTACATCGATCCGCGCAGCATGGTTGGATAACCATGACCGCCGCCATATCAAACCTTCGCAGCACTATTGCCACGGCACTTGTAGATAACACACTCTGGTCGGTTTTCTCATTCCCACCAGCTACTCCTATTGCTAACAGCATCGTAATCAGCCCTGCCGATCCTTATGTAACTCCTAGTAACAACAGCCGCAATACGATCGCACCCTTGGTTAACTTTTCTTTACATATATTCGTTCCGCTTCTGGATAACGAAGGTAACTTAAATGGAATTGAGGAAATGCTTGTAGCCATGTTTAACAAGTTATCAGCTTCCTCTATCGTCTATAATGTGGGAGATGTGAGCGCGCCTAGCGTTCTCAATGCCACATCAGGCGATCTTTTAACATGTTCGATGCAAGTATCAGTCCTAACGAGTTGGAGTTAATTATGTCCGAGTGGGAAAAAGAGCAAGAAGCCTTCCTGATTAAGATCGGGCAGGTAACACCAGCAGCAACAAAACCATCTACTAAGAAAGACGAGGAATAACCTAAATGGCAGTATTTCTAAGCAACAATGTAGGCGTAAAGGTTAACTCCGTTGATCTTTCTGACCATGTAACATCAGTAACACTTAACCGTTCATTTGAGGAACTAGATGTAACAGCCATGGGAGATAATGGCAGAAAAGCCGTTAAGGGCTTGGAAGCATCATCAGTAACCATCGACTTCCTAAACGACACAGCAACCGCAAATGTTCTAGCAACTTTGCAGGCTGCATGGGGAACCAATGTAACGGTCGTATTCTTACAGAGCAAGGGAACAGCAGTATCAGCTACGAACCCTCTTTACACAATGACTTGCCTAGTTAACAACACAACCGATATCAACGGTGCAGTTGGAGATCTTGGAACTCAGAGCGTAACCTGGAATGTATCTGGCACAGTTGCCGTTGCATCAACTGGCACATTCTAAATAACTAACTAAGGGGCAAACAATGGCAAAACTAAAGGTAACAAGGGCAGACGGAAGCGTTAACGAGTACCAGATCACACCAGCGATCGAGTACGCCTTCGAGCAATACGCAAAGAAGGGCTTCCACAAAGCCTTTAGAGATGATGAAAAGCAGAGCGATGTTTATTGGCTTTGCTGGGAATCTATTCGTCGGTCGGGTGAAACCGTTAAACCCTTCGGAGAATCATTCCTCGAAACTTTGGCGCGAGTCGAGGTTCTCGATGATGACCCTTTGGAGTAACGCGGGAGTCCTTCACCTATCTCGTTGCTCGTTTGAGCATTGAGACAGGACTCTCGCCCCAAACTTTAATAGCACTAGATCAGACAATGTTTAAGACTTTATTACAAGCCTTAAAAGACAGAGCAAAGGAGCAAGCGGATGCCAACAGAAGTAAAAGGCGCAGATAAACTCCGCAAAGCCCTAAAACAATACGAACCTGATCTAGCCAAGGAAACAACTAAAGAACTTGGAAACTTGCTAAAGCCCATCGCAGCTAAGGCTCGCGGCTATATGCCAGCCGAGTCTCCGTTAAGCGGTTGGGCTGCTCGATCTTTTAACGAAGGTCGCTTTCCAACATATAACCCATCGATCGCCAAGCGCGGCATTGCATACAAGACTTCACCGAGCCGACCTAACAGTCGTGGTTGGCGTTCGCTTGTATCTTTGCTCAACAAGTCTGCTGCTGGTGCTATTTATGAAACCGCAGGGCGCAAGAACCCTGGCGGTAACTTCTCACCTCGATTAGGTGGAGATCCCAAAGGTACGGGCAAGATGGAAGGGCGCGGTATCTTTCGCGCCTGGAATGAGGATCAGGGTAGAACTCAGGGCGCTGTTATTAAAGCCCTAGAGGGTGCAGCCGCTAAGTTTAATGCTAAGACAGGTAGATATAACTGATGGCAACTAATGTAAAAGTAGATATTGCGGCGGAGTTCGTAGGCAAGAAAGCCTTTAACGATGCCGTTAAATCAACTATCGGACTTAACTCCCAGGTTAAATCATTAGCCAAATCCTATGTAGGTTTATTTACCGTTCAGCGTTTAGGTCGTGCTGGCTTTAATGCCGCCAAAGCCTTTGCGGCAGATGATAAAGCGGCGCGAGTATTAACCCAGTCATTAGATAACTTAGGTCTAGCCTTTGCAGATCCGTCAGTTAAGAACTTTATAGCTGATCTGGAAGCGCAATTCGGTGTCCTCGATGACCAACTACGCCCAGCCTTTCAAAGATTATTAACCACAACTGGCGATGTTGCTAAAAGCCAACAGTTATTGCGCACTGCGTTAGACCTTTCGGCGGCGAGCGGGCAGGATGTTGTATCGGTCGCTGGCGATCTTTCCAAGGGTTATGTAGGACAGACTAGAGCGCTTGCTAAATACGGTATCGGTTTAACACAGGCTGAACTTAAGGCTATGTCTTTTGAGCAAATCCAAGCAAGAATTAACGAATTATTCGGCGGACAGGCTCAGATATCGGTTGATTCATATTCTGGAGCAATGGATAGATTAACTGTTGCAGCCGCTAATGCTCAAGAAACTATCGGCAAAGGTCTGGTAGATGCTTTATCGACTTTAGGCGGTGGTGGTCAAGGTGGACTTGATAACATCATTACCAAGATCGATACTGCGGCTAATGCTATCTCTGGCTTAATTACAGGAACTGCTAAAGCGTTCAAGTTGTTGGACACAGTGCTTAACCTACAATTTACTAGGATCCCAGGCATATTTGCTAAACCTGCTGCTAAGGCAACTATTACACCAGCAGTTGCATCTGAATTACAAAAAGCCGCAGCCGAGAAGGCTGCGAAAAAGAACCGCGACGCTTTACTCAAAACAACTAAAGAACAGACCAAGGCGATCAAAGAACAGACAGCCCTACAAAAGGCTGGAACGCTATTCGACATTCAACAGACTCAAATCATCGCCGCGCTTAAGGGCGACATCTCAGCCGAGGAGCGCAAGCGCCTAGAATTACAATTAGCGATTTTAACTGGCAATACCTCTGAGGCATCTAAACTAGCTGGGGAACTTGCCAAGGCTCAGGGATTATCGACACAACTAGCTGCTTATCTTGCAAGCGTTCCAGATGCGAAGAATCCATTCACAGCTTGGAAGTCATATCTGGATATGATCGAATCTCAAGTGGCTCGTATCGCCGCAGGTAATGTCCAGGCAACTCCAACATCGATGGCATCAGGTTATGGCGTAACTGGTAATCAGTACTCATTGCCACAGGGATCTCAATTTACAACCGATACAGGCGTTCAGGTAACGGTCAATGTTAACGCTGGATCGGTAATCGCCGAGGAAGGCTTAAAGGATGTAATCCGCGATAGCCTACTCAACGACTCGTTACAAGCTAAGTTTGCTGCTATTTATCGCCAAGGTGGATTAGGCGCGTTCGGGTAATGGCACTTCCAGCGCAGATCAGCGTATCGTTTGATTTTACCTCTGGCGCTACCTTTGGCTATCCATTCACTATTGGCGATGCCAAGTATGGCGTTCTAGGAACTGGCACACTTGCATCTAGCACAACACCAGAACCAACCGTTGATCTAACACCAGATGTTCGATCGATCAGCATTAAACGCGGGCGCAACATTATGCGCGATACTTATGAGGCTGGCACTTGCACCGTTCGAGTGCTAGACCCTAACTCTTACTTTAACCCGCAGAACACTTCTAGCCCATACTTCGGATTCCTAACTCCACTTCGCAAGTTGCGTGTATCGGCAACAGTTGGCGGCGTTGGTTATTTTCTATTTTCGGGATATACAACAGACTATAAATACACCTATCCGCAGAACCAGGAAACTGGTTATGTAGATATCATCTGCTCAGATGCTTTCAGACTCATGCAACAGGCTGGTGTAGTAGGCGTTACTGATGCCACGGCAGGTCAAGATACTGGGACACGCATTAACAAGATCTTAGATCAAGTGTCGTTTCCTACCTCGATGCGTACGATCAATACGGGCAATACGACCTGTGTAGTTGATCCTGGCACTTCGCGCACCGCGCTTGATGCCCTAAAAAACGCAGAGTTTTCGGAACAGGGCGCGTTCTACATTAACTCAGAAGGAACCGCGATATTCCTAAATCGCACTAATGTAATCAAAAAGTATGGCGAGACTCCTATCGAGTTTAACCAGACTACTGGTATTCCCTATACCAACCTAACCTTCGCCTTTGACGACAAGTTAATCATCAACAGTGCTGGTATGACCCGCGTAGGTGGTACCCAGCAGGTTTCCCAAAACTCAGCCTCTATTGCCAAGTACTTCCCGCATCAACTCAACCAGTCCAACCTGGTAGCCCAGACAGATGCAGATACCTTAAATATTGCTCAGATATATGTAGCAACTAGAGCTGAGACCACAATTCGTATCGATGCCATGACGGTTGATTTACTCGACCCAGATGTACCCACAGCTACAATGCTTGATTTAGATTACTTCTCAAACTTAAAGATTACGAATGTTCAGCCAGATGGCTCAACTATCGTTAAGACATTACAGGCTCAGGGACTTGCGTGGGATATAACGCCTAATTCCATGAAAGTAACTGTCACGACTCTGGAACCTATTGTTGAAGGTTTCATAATTGGGTCGGCTGTATCAGGTATAATCGGCACATCTATCATGGCGTATTAGGAGATATAAATGGCAACTGGCTTCCCATCAGCGACTGGCGATGTCCTTAGCGCGGCTATGTACAATGGCTTGGTCAATTTTACATTGAACGACCAGACTGGCACGACTTACACACCTGTGCTAAATGACCAGTATCAGGTGCTAGTTACCCGATCTAACGCTGGCGCTTCGACTATGACTATTCCTACTAACGCAACAGTAGCCTTCCCAGTCGGCACAGTAATTACAGTACTAAACAAGGGCGCGGGCTTAGTCTCGATCTCTGGCGCAGTTGGAGTAACTATCCTTTCGGCTGGCGCAGTAGCGGCTATCCCTACTCTGGCGCAATATAAGTCCTGTGCGATTATGCAGACTTCTGCAAATAACTGGTATGTAGTAGGCGCAATAGGATAATGATCGCTAACCAAATTGCTGCACTTATTGGCATTCCTACGCCAGCAACGATCTCTGTCGATTATTTAATTGTTGCAGGCGGTGGCGGTGGTGGTACTGGTGGAGGAAACTTCTCAGGCGGCGGTGGTGGTGCGGGAGGTTATCGCACAACTATTGGCGGTTCTGCCTTATCTTTATCTTTAGGAACTAACTACTCATGCAGTATCGGCGGCGGTGGTGCAGGATCTGTTTTAAGTTCAGGCAACGGAACACAAGGAACAACTTCTACTTTTAATTCTATTTCATCTAGCGGCGGCGGATACGGCGGCAAGGGTGATGATGCGGCTAACTCAACCGTAGGCGGTAACGGCGGTTCTGGCGGTGGTGGTGGTGGTCGCGGATCTAAAGCAGGCGGCACAGGTAACCAAGGCAGTTATTCTCCAGTTGAAGGTTATGCAGGCGGCACTTCAATGGCTAACGATAATGCCTCTACTGGCGCAGGCGGCGGTGGTGGCGGTTCATCTGCCGTAGGCGGTAACGGAACAGGCGCATCAGGAGATGCTGGCGCAGGTGGTAATGGAACAGCAAACTCTATTACTGGATCATCTGTAACTTATGCAGGCGGCGGTGGTGGAGGCGGAAAGAACTCAGGCGCGGCTGGGGGGTCAGGCGGCGGTGGTGCAGGTCGAGTAAGCACATCAGGATTACCTGGCGTAGCAGGTACAGCTAATACAGGTGGCGGCGGTGGAGGCGCGGGAACTATACCTAACGGCGGTGGAAACGGTGGATCGGGCGTAATTGTTCTCCGTTACCCAGATACTCGCACTATAACTATTGGAGTCGGTTTGACAGGTAGCGAAAGCGCAGCAAGTGGTGGGTTTAAGCGCGCAACTATTACCGCTGGCTCAGGAAATGTGAGTTGGACATAATGGCACATTACGCATTTTTAGACGAAAATA